TCACGATGAACCGTTTTGTTCATTTCTAAAGGCTTCGATCATCCTTTTGTTGTTCTCGTCGATCCGAAGCGGAATTCCTTGGCAGTTAATCACAATACCGCTCATCGTTTCCGACAGCGCCAGCAGGTCCTCATAGCCCGCGACATTGCTGCTCCAAACCTCTTTATCGTACACCTTTTCGAACTCGGCCCAATCCGTAAAGGCCGGCAGCCAGGTCGTATCGCCTTCGCCTCCCAGTACCCCAAACTGAAGGGTCGCACCTGCCCCAATCGTCTTTTGGCCATATTCATCCGGCGGTGACGGGTTTGGCTCGATTAACTGCATGGGCAGCAAATATCTGGCCTGAATCAGTTGTTCCAGCATTTCGGCCTCCAGCGCCTGGAGGAGCGATCTTTTTCTATTCTGGTCAGGGTCTGGGTCCGGAGTGGACATCGCTTGAAAAAATCGGATCATCGCCCGCTGCAGCCCGGGATTACTCACGGGGATATTGATCTCCGGCACCCCGCTCCAATCCGGCGGCGGCAGCAAAGCGTCGCGTTCCAACTCGACATGGTACTGTCCGTTGTCCAGTAGAATTTTGGGAAGACCGAGCGTGTGCAATTCCGCTAACTTGGGCAAAATATCCCCATGGTTCAGTTTCCGCATATCCAGCATCAGCAGTTGCTGCATAAAATAATCCCGCGCGTTTGCCGCATACGCTTCCTTGGAAAACATCCAAACCCGGTCATCGGCATCGAGATAGGGGGAGTTGGTGTTTTTTTCGTAGGCTATGTATAACGTTTCGGCTTCCTTGATCTTCTCCAGAAGCACGTTGTGAAACTCCTTAATCCGCTCATCCAGATAAACGTGGGGAAAAACCTCCTCCACCTTAAAATACTTGGCGGAATGAATCAAAAAAATCAGCTCCTGGATCTCCAGGGCTTCATATTCCTCCTCCGCTACCTGCGGACTGAAAATAAATTTGCGGCCGATTTCGTCTTTGCGCTGCTCGTCCAATTTGCCCCGCTCCTTTCGTGGGTTTTGCCTTACTATAGGATACTTAAAAATTGACCACCATTCAAAAAATGGATATTATTGAAATATTAGAGATTCCCAGAAGGTTGGTGGTTATTTTGATTCCTACAACCACGATTCCTACAATTTTGATTGAATATATGAACCGGGAAGGACTAAACTTAAGTCAATTTGCGAAACAAACCGGCGTTAATGTCGGATCCCTTAGTTACATTTTAAACGGAAACCGAACCTTGAGTATAGAGCAACTGGACCTTATTACGGAAGCTATAGGATTAGCTAAAGGGTATTTTTATGACCAGTATTTTGAGGAAGTCTTGGTGGAGTCCGTCCCGAACTGGCGTAAAATCAAACCCTTTCTCTATGGCTGCGCGGAGATCGGTAATCTGAACGGCATCGAAAAAATCGTCCAACTCCTGCTGGACAACCTGATGTATTCCCCTCTATTGTTTGAAACCGCAGAAGATTTCTACAAAGCCGGCAAAAAAGAAGCTGCCATCATCCTCTATGACAATGTAGCCCTTAGCGAAAAAAGCCAGCATTCCGAACGCCTGGCCCTCTGCCAGTACCGCTTATTTATGTGCAAACTGGAGCAGGATCAAGAGAGGAACTACCGGGCAGCCATCCAGTTCGAATTATTTGTAGACAAATTGGAAGAGTATGATCAGTTGGAAGCCTTGAAAGATCTTGCGAATACGTATCGCTCACTCCGGCGGTGGGATAAGGTGGAGGAAATGGCTGAGAGGTTGAGGGGAAGCTGAGATATATTATTTTAAAAGATCCACAAAAAATACCAACGGTCACAGAACGACAAGGCCACTCTTCGCTTATATAGCTTATTCTAATTTGCATCTCGGAAATGTTTGTGAAGCTAGAGGAGATTATGAAAAGGCCCTGCAGTACGTCGAAAAATATGAGAATCTTGATTGGGTGAAAGAGACTGATGAAGATACTTGTTACTGGAAGGGAAAATTTAAAGAATGGGCGCATCTGAATAAAATGGCGACCCGACTAACATCCGGCGACTTAAGTGTACTATCAAACTACATAACCCATCTTGAATCCAATGAGGACGAATCTTTGCTTACTTTACTAAATGTCATGGAGGTTGCCAATAAGTACAATTATAACGTTGACGAGTTTCTCCAACGAATTGAGGTATCGTCTGTAATCAATCAGGACTCGCCTAATAACACGTACACTAGACAGACGATTGAAGAACGGATTACCCGTCTTTATTATGAATTAGCCAATTATTATTTGAAAAATAGTAACTATAGAAATGGCTTTGACTTTTTTATAAAAGGGATGGAAAAGTCGGTAGAATTAAAAGAAAAAAGAGTTTCTTCAAATGTATCATCCTCTTTGAAAACTACAAAGATATGTGTGATACCGAAACAATCTTGGCCTACCAAAAATTATATAATAGTTGTCTTCAGGGATAACGTGAAAGAATTGTGTGGAGGGGGCTGCCAACTCCCTCCTGCTTTATTAAAGATCTCTATCAAGTGCTACAAACGGCAAAATGGAGATACTATGCTTGCCTCATTTATTTTTACCTATCTGAGGCTTGGAAGCATTATTGAACGGCTTTGTCTGCATCTAGTGCCGTATATTCATCTCCTGTGATCCTCTTATACTCTTCTGGCGTGATCTCCCCAAATGGGTTTAGTTCAGTCTTAACCGCACCTTTTAGCGCCTCTGCCGTAATCCAATTATTTTTAAAAGCGAGTGTCCAAAATTTCAAGCTTGTTCAACTCCCCTCAATTTAATAACGTCGAGTTTCACCGCAGCCAATTCCGCGCCCAAAGCGCTGATTGTTTGTTGCTGCTGGATATTTTGCAGCTTCATTGACGTTAACTCTGCCCCCAGCAAATCGGTCGAGCTCGGGTTCTGTGGATTTGATCGGGTCAACTCCTCGATCTCCTCCGGTGTCAATCCTTCGCCCCATAACTGCGGCTGCTCTGGCGCCACATATACCGGAGGCTCTCTGCGCTCGTCCTCCGACTGCACGGACCATTCGGCGGATGCGGCCCGATATTTTTCTTGCGCGGCAGCCACGGCATCTTGATACGTCTGCCAGGCGGCCAGGTTGAAGCGCGGACGAAAGAAACCGGACGGAACCGGCACGGCAACGATGTAACCGGCGATCTCAGGTTCCGCTCTTTCCTCCGGCTGGTCGTCCGCCTCGGAATCGGTTTCAGGCAGAAAGCCTAGGACCGGCGCTGGTGGATCGGCATAAAAAGGGACGACACCGTCAAAGGCATCGTCCACAAGTGTGTCCTCTAAAAAGAGGCCATCGGTATTTACTTTAGGTACTGCTTTCAAATTGATCACTCCTTTTCTACTTCGCTAGAAACGAAACTCCGTCGAAAGACACGGCGGACAATCCTCCAGAAAGGATTGTAACTTCCCCAGTTTCCGTAACTATAATTTCCCCAGGCACTACTTGGTTACTGAACGAGTATCCTATAAAACGTGGGCGTCGATTCGGTCGGTACCCTTCCGGCAACCTAAATACGGGAACACTTAAAGCTGTGAGGACAGCTTCACCCCGTAGGTACACCCTACCGTCTTTTTTCATATATTGTGGGGTGTACGGCCCATAAGGGGTCGCGCCATTAAGTAGCGTCGGCGTAATCCATGCTAACGATGGTGTGTCCTCGTCCGCCTTCTTCTGCTCGACCACGCTGACTCGATGTAACGCTTCGGCCACGCCTGCGGTTAGGTCGCTGATCTGTGCTTTTTCATTCGCGGCCAGCGTGCCGGTAATCGGCTGGATTGGCGATTTGTCGAGTTTGGTATAAGTTACGCTGTACAAAAAACCTATGTCAGTATCGTTACCTAACTTGTAAGCTCTCGCGTTACCGTATGCGTTGCTGGCCGAACCATTATTGTCAATCGTCCAAGAATTGTCTGGTCTGTTATCTCGATAAACTGAAAGTATCCTATCCGTTTTATATTTCGTTTCTGACGCTCCGCCTGGTAATTTTGCTCCGTCTACGGCAATGTACCAGTATCCCCCAATAGATGGAAAGTTGCCTAGTCGTGCCCGCTCTCGCAGCACAATCCCTGTACAGATTTCGACCGAGTTGACGCCTTCGGCAAGTGTCAGGCATCCTTCGGAAACGACGGGATCGAGGGTCTCTTTGGCAAGGCGGTAGAGGAGATTGTAGGGTGTCCATTCGGAATAACTATAAGTTGGTAAAGTAGATGTTACGTTACTTGAGTCCTTACTATTAATCTTGACCCACGCTTTGTAATCTCCACTACCATCTGTTACATTGTAGGGTTCCCCATCCCATCCATTTCGATTGTCGTACATCTTCCATCCCATAAAATATGCCTTAATCTCGTCCTGAGTCGGAGAGTAGTCCGGGCCCCATCCGCTATCTTTGTTAGGGACGTTTAAAAGCAAACTCGAGGCTGTTATACCAAAGGAATCAGGCGTATCATAGGTGTTTATGTTTGTTACAAGGGGCTTCCCGTTGTACTTAGTAACAAATCCATTATTCGTTCCAGCTATAGCAAACGATGTGGATACGGTTACCCGCTTTGCCCCGTTATAACCATCTAGAAACCCCCAGTTAAGTGACCCGTCCAACACAACCTTTTTCCACTTCTCCAGCTTGAAATATTGCCCGTCTCGTTCGAATAGCACATCCGGGTCGTTGCCGTCCGTTGGGTTCGCGTGTAACTCCGTTTGGAACGCGAGCATGGACTTGCGTTGCGGCAGGAATGGTTTAGGCACGGTGCCGAGGGTCAGGCTTGGTTTAGAAAATGTGGCTACCCCAGGCATGGTGCCATTGTCACCCAGCGTATTAAAAACAACCTCGATTATCGGAGCTTCTTCAGTCGTTGTTATACTCCCAAACAACTGAGTTCCTGTGAGCCTAGTTTTATCTTGTTTGCACAAATACATATACGCCCGGGCATTATTCCCTGTTTTACTAACGTTTAGAGTGTAAGTGCCGGCTGTTGGCTTGGCATAATATCTCAGGTATGTTCCACCTACGCTTGCATTTATCTCCGCGTCATAAGGTGAACTAATGGATATCCTATCTGTCCCGACTATATTATAACCTTGTTCCCACTCATAAAACGGCGGCAGCAGATTATCCGACGTACCGACCACGTATGGGTTCTCTACACCAACGATTCCGGACGGAACAAACGGATATTTTGTGTCGACCTGCTCGGCTGTCATCGTTCCCAGCGCATCATACTCGGCTTGAGAAACAGCGTACACCCTGACAGCGTCCATATACCCCCCGGATCCGTTAGGCCCTACAAATACAATTCCGCAATAAATGGCCTTATTGCTGCTGAAAGCACCGTCAGGAACACGAGAAAATATTGTAGTGAATCCTCCGTCAGAACTTACCTCGGGCGAGGAATACTCAATTCCCATAAGCTCAACCATTCGGACCCTAGCTTTTGCCCCCCCATAAGTCTTTACGTTTCCCACGACAACATATCTTTGCGTCTTATCGTACTGATGTATTGAAAAAACGTCGACATACGAACCATTCTTTATAGTTACTTTTGCGCTCCCGGATCCCTGAACCTTTTCAGTAGTGTCAACGGTAACTGAATCCGGATCATAGCCCCAGCCGCTTAAGGAGTCCATGCTCCCGATACTACATAAGTTAATCAACGTCCGCCCCTTCATCTCCCCCAGCCGGAAACGCGCATCCTTAGCTGCGTGAACCACCTGAACGCCCGGCTGGAGCGTAACCGGATCGGTATTGGCGATGTCCAGGCGATCCTTCAATTCAGTGTGCAGTTGGTTGATTTCCTGCCCGATCTGGTTCATATCCTCGGCTTTGACTACGTCACTATTCTTCCAATCCATTTTAGCCATCGTTTAGTCTCCCTCCTTTACCTCAATGGTTTGGAGCATCAAATGGTCGGCCGCAATCGGTATGTTGACGGCATTGCTGCTCAAAACGGTATCGGCTGCGTCCTTGAGTTCAATCAAGGTGACCAAGGGGATTTCTGCAACCGGAATGATGTAGTTCAATACCAACACACTATCCGTCACCGATTTAACCTCAAAGTCCGTAATCGTGTAGGTCCCGTTGAGGACCACTTTGGCCACTCGGCCGTTGACATACTCGGCAACGTCATGCAGGATGCCTTCGGCTATCATTTTACTGGCACCTCCGTCCCATAATGGAGAAACGGCTTTTCTCCCAGCTTCCAGGAGCCGTCCAATGTATAATTCCATCTCATTTCCCGCATACTGATGTGCTCTTCAAGTTCGATTGCGCCCGTTAGCGCTGTGTTTTGCTGGTACACCAGGTTAGCGGGCTTGACCGTCTCGATCGTCCGGTGTACCTCTTTAAATACGTTGGCATTGTCGATGCTGGCCGTCACAGTCAGCACACGGTCGGCATAATTCACCGACGCAACAGTCATCCCCTGACCAACCAGCATGTCGAGCTGCCGCTGCAAATACCTGATCGTAAATGGAGGCTTGGTCTGGTAACGGTTGAGCAGGCGGCGACGCCTGAATTCCATCGTCTCCGCCGCCGGGTCCGCCTGGATCCCGAGCATCTGCTCCCTTCGCTTGACGGCTTGCAGGCCAGACGTCTCGATAAACTGGTCATCGAAGAGCTGATCGATGGCCCCTTGCATCAGGTGGAGCTCAACGGTCTCGGTGTCGGCCAACTCGGTAAAATCCTCGATTCCCAAGTAAAAAGCCGGCAGATGGATCAAAATCCGATCTTCAGGCATGGATCTTCACCGTCCCCGGCAGCGGCACTTCGTCGGAACCCAACGAAAGGTTGGTCGGGGATCCGTCAATCGTCGTTCCTGTAACGTCCTCGATCCCCGACACGGTCAGGATGCGGGCATCGATCTGCGCCGTCCGAACGATCAAGAGGTTCTGACCGGCCCAGTCCTTTCGGAGCTCCAAAAGGTAGGATGCCACCACGGACTCCACATCGGCCTGCACCTGCCCAGGCGTCACCCCGGGAGCAAGCGTCAACGTCGTCTCGATGTGAATCGTATGGCCGCTTACACCTGTAACGGTGACTTTATGGTCGATCGGTGCCTGACCATACCCCTGACCGGAGTTGCCTATCGGATCTATGATCGTCTGCACCTCATCGACCAGGGTTGGCGAGGGCGGCGTCCAGTCCGCGGCGATGATCGTACACTTGACCGTTCCTCCTCCCTGCCACACCGGATACACCTTGGTGGCACCCACGCCGGGGATGGCATTGATCCGCTGCTTGTAGTCGGCGACGTTACCGCCAAAAGCGGGCTCGTTGACGGCAACGTAAAAACGCCGCCGCAGCTCTTCGTCCGGTTCTTCATCCTCGCCCGGAACAAGCACCTCAGTCAGCACCGCACGGGAAAGATTCGCCACGTAATCGATCGGCAGCAGTGCGCCAAACTGTCCGTTGCCGACGGTCCCCGGCGTTTCGCAAACCATTTTATACACGCCGGTGCCGATCCTTTCCTTAACGACAAAGGTCAACTCTCCGATCGCATACCGACCGCCCAGCGGCACATCCACCGGCGCGTTGCTCTCGCCGTAGAACAGCCCCTTGCGCTCAGCCGGCGTCGCCCCCGCCCGATTGACGCCGAATTCGGCGGTCCTCCGGGTCAAATACTCACCGGAGGCGGTGTCCACGAAGGAGAGATTATAGTTAACGTCCAGCTCAATATACATTTGCGCCAGCTCGGCCGCCGCCGGTGCGCAGGCGTCATAAATGACGCTGCCCTCCCTTTTGTCGATCGTATCCGGCACCCGGGAGAGCATCCGCTGTAATATGAAATCAAATGTCATATGCTCATACATTTCGGTTCACCTCCTGCTCAAAACTCCCGTAAACCGTTACCACCGTAAACCGAATGGTGATCTGGTCTTCTTTCATTTCGGCCCGCACATTCTCCACCGAGTCAATCCGGTCATCCGCTAAAAGCGCCTCCGTAATCATCCGGGTCGCTTCGGATTGAACAAATTCCGGACTGCTGCCGAGCAGCAGCGTGAGCTCGTGACCGTAGTCGGAAGAGTAAATGTCATACCCAAACCGGTCTGTCTGAAAAACCTTATAAATCGCCTGTTTGATGGCATCCAGGCCGTCCGTTTTACCAACGACGCGTCCTTTAGCCAGGTCAAATTTCCAGGTCAGGGAGGGCAGCGGCCCCTCGTCCAGCCTTTCGTCCAACAGACTCTGGTCCGTTTCCGGAATCACGACGCGCTCACCACCCTATCCAAAATCACATACTGCTGTCCGCCCTGCACCCGAAGCAGGAGCAGCTTGTCCCCCGCCTCAAGACCCCGGCGGATAACGATCGGCTTTGCCGGCAGCGCCGGCTTAGTCTGTTTCGCAGCGCTGCCCGAGCCGCTGTCGTCGGTATACTCGTGGCTGTGGTTCAAATGGATTTCAAAATGAACCAGCGACTCCGGGAGAAGCAAAAAATCCGCCGGAAGCGTGAATCGTTGATCCACGAGCACTTCCAGCGGATTTGTTTTGGTAACTTCCCCGAACATCACCGCGGCGGGATTGCCGGCATTTACGGCGTCCGTCGCGGCTTTTTTCAATGTTCCCAGTAAATTTGCCATTCACACCACCCTCAAATCCAGTGTCATTGTGTGCGCTGCGCCGTCAAAATCGTGAGTACATTCGTCCACCATCAGAGCCTGATCCACCCCGTATTCGGAGATGACGATCCGGATGCGCATCCCGGCCCGGACCCGGATATCCCCTAAGGCGTTTACCTTAAGCGACTTGGTCTCACGGTTCTTCATCAGGGACAAGTTGTTCAGAAGCTCCTGGATCTGCGCCGCGTTCTTTTTTTCATCCACCGACTGGTAGAGCTGCAGCAGCCCCCACCGCTTGATATTGACGCTGTCCTTGGCCAGGTATATCTCGCGTTTGCCGGTCTCTTTATTATCCTTGTACAGCTTAATTTGGTTGTACGTGTCGCTGTCGATGGAGCGCTTGACCTCATAGTCATACATCAGTCTGCCGTCACCGACAGTCAGATCCAGACCGGTATCGGTCACCTCACGCAAACACAACGCACCGAAATCGTCGTACAGGCAGTAATCGCGGCCGGTGTTTTCGTAAGTGAGCGTAATCGCCTTGCAGATGATATCCAGCAGCTTTTGCCCGTCTTCGCTCAACTGAATCTTATGTCGGGTATCGGCTACATCGCCAAGCTTCAGGTTAAAATCCTTCGCAATCCGCCGGAGCACCTCGGTAGCGGTTACTCCCGTAAACACGTAGGTATCGGTATTCATAAGGTAACGGATCTGGTCATACGCCGTAATCTGAACGGCTTCATCCCGGCCCTCGTCAATGCTGAAAATATATCCATGAAATACATTCGTGTCATCGACCCGGACCCGCACGATATCCCCGTTATTGTACGTAAAATGGGACGCTTGAAAGGGAGAGCCCTTAATCAAGTTAAACGAGACACTGCCCGCCTTACCGATCCGGGACGTCTTCCAGGACAGCCCCTCCACGATTTCACTAATGTCCCATTCGGCGTCCGTACCGCCCCCCTGGCGATTAATGATTTTTACAGCCAAGGTCATGGCAGCTTCAACACCTTTCCGACCGGCAGCCGCTTGAGATCCGCATCCTTAATGCCGTTAAGCTTCTGGATCTCTTTCCACCGCGCTCCGTTCCCCAGCTTCATTTGCGCCACCTTCCAAAGGCTGTCGCCCGGGGCCATCTTATAGGTTTTCGGCTGCTGCTTATCGTTTGGCCGGGCCGCGGTTGTCTTTTTCTGGACTTTAGCGCCGCCGTTTTTGGTCTCGCGCTCGATTTTCCGTGCGGCATAAAACACATATTTTTTTAGCTTGATGTCGTACTCAATGTCGCCGCCGCTGCCCGCCACCTCTTTCCAAGTGAAGGACTCGATGCTGGCGGCGGTATTAATGTCATAAGTGTCACTGGTGAAAATAAACCGGATCGGCAGCTTGGCGACCATCCACTTTTCGATCATCTTGATATATTCAACCGGATGCAGTAGTTTCTCCGTCTTCACAAACCGGTACCGTCGGGCCGGAAATAAGCCGCTGAAGCTGTACTCTGTCAACTCCCGGTCCTTGATCACATTGATCTGGCCCAGCCCTACCACATCAAACGTTTTGCCTTGTCCCGACTCACTGACGTTGATTTCGGAAGGGTTGACCGGCAGCCTTAACACCTCTGCCCTGTTGTTGAAACTTAACTCAACACCATATACTGGCACCATCCATCCCTCCTATCAACCATACACGGCATCCACCGACGAGGCGATATCCTGCTCCAGCTTTTCGGAAATATGCGCGATGATCGTATTGATGTCACTCTGCTGGCGGACATGGGTATCGCCGAAACTGATCGACGGCTGCAGGGTAACGAAATTTTGGATATTCTTCATTTCCGCGAGCTCCCGCATCATTTTTAAATCCTCCGAGGAAATATCCACGGTTTCATTAATGCGGTCCACACTGCCGACGTTTCCGACACTGCCGATATTGGCGGCGGTTCCGCCCGCTAGTCCAGAACCCGGAACCATCCCGCCGGTGCCCGGGGGATTCTTGTCCTTGGATGGATCTTTGCCGAAACCGGGTTTGCCGAAGTTGTTCAGTTTATTTGCGAACTTATCGTAAGACTCCGACCCTTTCTTACGACCTTCAGCAACAGCCCCGGATGTGCTCTTAAGCTGCATACGGTCGAAACTGACGACATTATCCGGCATTTCCGGCGCTTTATAACTGTCCAGTGCGCTTTTTAGGCCGTCGCTAAGACCATGGAAACTGGGTTCCTCTTCATTGAACAGTTCCCTCCTCTTGATATTGGTGCCTAACAAGTTGTTAATGCCGTCAATCAGCCCATTGATGAGTGTTAATCCGCCATTAACCATTTCGAGAAACATGCCTATAAACCCGTTGACAAAATCCTCCACGAACCGAAGCATTTCGTACATATACCCGCCGAACGTCATCACCAGGTCATAAAACAGCTTTTTGATCGCATACACCGGATTGATGAACAAGTTGATCAGAAACTCCGCAAAGCTGAGGAACAAATTGTAAGACGTGGCGACCAAGTTGTACAAAACTGCGAACAACCCGTAAAGCAGCCCGACGACAAACCCCACAATATCTTGGCCGGAAACGCCAAAGCTCATCAGCAAACCGATGAGCAGCCCGATCCCCGCGGCAATAAGCAACAGCGGCCAGTAAACCCCAATCCAGGCTATGGCCTGGGCCACAATGGGAGCGATCATGCCCCAGAGCAGCGCGGTCGCTAGCACCAGGGCCGCTCCGATGCCGAACAGCATCGAGCTTGCTTGGCCCCCTCCGGAATTCAGCAGATCAAGGAAAGACCAAACCGCCCCGACAACTCCGCTTAAAAAGGTTCCAACCATATTCAAACCGTATCCAAAGCCGCTGATAAAATTCTTGAACGCCTCGCTGTTTAAAGCTTCAAGGAGGGTGTCAAACAGCGGACCGAGCGCGTTGATTCCTTCCCTGCCCAACGATCCGAGCTGGAAGTTAAAGGTGTCCACCACCCGCTTCCACTTCACGGCGGGCGTATCCATCATCGTTTCAAAAGCCGCCTTCGTCATGTTCTGCTTATTCAGCAATTGGTCCATGCTGGCGATGATTGTGTTGAAGTCGCCCTGCTTGGCCGCCGATTTAATGGCGTCTTGATTCACCGCGGTTTCGGGAATCTTGTAATCCGAGCTCAGGGCTTTTGTGTCCCCGGACATCATTTGCGAAATCGCGCCTGCCGCCCCTTCGAGCCCCTTTCCTGGATTCAGCTGCGAGAGACGCATGGCCAGCATATTCAGCTTCTCCAGTTGCGCCGGATCGGTCGTTTTGGTCATAAACTGCTGGGTACCCGCCAACGCGGCGTTGACATCCTGCCCATAATTCAACGCCTGCGCGGCCGTCTGATCGAAAATTTGCTTCCCCGCCGCCGAGCCCCCCGCACGAGTCGAAATTTGGTCCAGGGCGGTTTGCTGCTGTGCGCCAATATTTAAGAAACGCGCCAGATGCGGCTTGCCGGCATCCGCGATTTGTTTTACGTCAATCTTCTTGAGGGCCGTGACAAAGGTACTCGCCTTCTTGGCCGATTCGTCAGTCGATTGGTTGAGCTTATCCTGGGCTTTCGTCAACTCCCCGACTTCTTTCCGGACCTGGGTTACGACTGTCATCGTTCTTTGGACGGTTTCAGTAAAGAACAGCATGGCCATTGCATTGTTTTGCGCTGCTCTTTCCGAGGCATTCAAAACAGTCACCGACTGGTCAAGGGGCTGTATTACCTGAGGAAGCATCCGGCCCGCGTTGTCATAAGCTTTCAGCATTAAGGTCGCATCTGCCAAGTCTTCACCTTCTTTCCGGGCAGGAGGTTCATTTCTTCTTCACCGCTTTCTTCTCCGACTTGATGATCTCCTGAATCATCGCGATGAGCGCGGCTTTTTGTCTGACGTTCAGCGCGGCGAATTCCCAGGGCATCAAGTGGAACCGGTTTAGAGCGAAGAGGGCGCAGACCGATTCGCCGTCGCCCTCATCGATTAGTTTTTTACCTCATCCGCCAATTCGTTGATACTTTTATCGAAGCCGTTGATCTCCTGCACCTTTTGCACGAGCGTGGCGTATTCGCCCGGGAGCAGCATCTTGCGCAGGCACTGGTCCGCGCCCATCACTTGGTAAGACTGCTGGAGCTCGGCATTTTTCAAATCCGGGAACACGACGCTGGCGACCGCCAGCTTGGCCAAATACTCGTCGGTATTGGTCTCGAAGCTGACCATCCCCTTGTCTTTCACCTTGCGCTGGCAGGATTTGCGGATCGCCTCGTTCTCATCCTCGGTCATGCTGCGCAACTGCCACGGCACCGGCTTCCCGTGCTCGTCCTTAAACCGGTCGGATACGACGACTTCCTCCACCAGTCCGGCGGCGGCATTTTGGGCAAAAAAAGCAGATAAAGAGCTCATTCGTGAATTCCTCCTGAATTGTTTTTATTTTTTCGTTGAAAAGATCGTTAGTTGGTCGGTTGAATCGCGTTAAAGGACTCCGTCACATCGTAATCCTCGAAGGTAAACGGAATTTCTTCCTCGAGCATATCCTCGCTGGACGCGTCGAATTTGGCGGCGATGATGCTGTCGAGGTTGCAGCCCCGTAGGAACACGGTCTGTTTGCCCGCGCCGCTCCCCGGCTGCTCGTTCGTAATCATCAGGTCAAACCAGAAGTCGGTCCCGTTCTTTACGTAATCCTCCATCAGCTTACGGAATAAAGAGGAGACATAATAAATCGTCAGCGTGCCCGTGCCTTTCCAGCCGGCCGAGCGCTGCGGCGTCCCCGTTCTGCCCAGGGTGGGAACGTCCACTTTTGTTTTTTCGATCGTCGATTCCAACGTTTTGGCGTAGAACAGCTCCTCCGTCCGATCGCCGATTTTTACGAACGCCTTGGCCTGCTTGCCGCTTACCGCATCTCTCACATTAAAAAAAGAACCTGCCATTGTTTCGTCCTCCTTAGTTGACCGTGACGGTCATGTAGATTTTTTCGATACTGTCCACAGGCTGTACGCTCAGATTGACGATAACCGCGTCCCCGTCGATGCCCGGCAGCACTTCCAGATCGGTCTCCGCGTTGAAATTCTGAATCGCTCCAATCCCCTGCAGGCTTCCCAGATAGCTCAGCACCTCGCCCTTCAGCAGGTTGCGGCCGTCCGCGTTGTTGCCGATTTTTCCGATATAGCTTGCGGTGAACGTCCGCTGGATGTCCCGGGCGATCGTGTCCAGCACGCGCACCACGCGGTTTTTGCTGAAATGCTTGGCCTTGTCGGCCGTAAACGTCGTCAGCGTATTGATGTCCTGCTGAATTTGCACTTTCCCGTTCGACGCCGACAAGACCAGCTCGCCGTTTTGCAGCGCCTGGATCATCTCGCTGTACGTGTACTTCGGCGTTACGTCCACCGCATTCGGAATTTCCGTGTAGGTGAGCGATTCATTGACCCCTGCCGCCGCTTCCATCGCGGTGATTTCCCACAGCAGGTAGATCGGCTCCACGGTTAAACCGTCCGCGGTCACGACGCTGTTCTTCAAGCTGATGACCCCTTCGTAGTCGGCTTGCGGATAGTTGTAGAGGACGGTGACGATTTTTTTGCCCTCCTGCTCCCGCAGACGCTTCGTATAGGCCACGGCGAGCTGCTTCAACGCCGAATCGTCGGTCGGCAGGCCGAGCACGTCAAACTCCTCCGCTTCCAGGGCCGCCAGCGCGTCGGTCCAGTCCCCGTTGCCTCCGGTGCCTGCTTTGCCGCCGGTCAGCGGTGTCCCTGCCGTTTCGGTCAATTCGCCGCTCCCCGCGAACGTAAGGAAGTCGTTGTTCTTAAGCGCCTCCGCCGTGCCGACGATTTGCGCGTCCACTTCTTCGCCCTCCAGCAGCGTGCGTACTTCGTAGACATCCGGCTGATCCACGCTGGCCTGAACGACGATTTGCAGATCGTTGCCGCGGGTGCCGCCGTATTTGGCCGTGGCCTTCAAATTGCCGATCACCGCGGCCGCCTGAACCGCGTTTTTCGCGCCGAGCCGGTAGATCAGCACTTTGCTGGCATGCGTCATCGCCGACGCAATATGGCGGATTCTCGCGTCAGCCGCATGGAAGCCCAGCAGCTTCAGGGCGTTTTGCAGAAAAGATTCCGCCTCCAGCTTGATCACGCCGCTTGGTCCCCAAGGCAGCGGTGCCGGAAATGCCGCCACCCCGCGCTCGCCTACCGTCCCGACCGGTCGCGCCGCCGATTTGAAATTGATGTACGTCCCCGGAGATACTTTGTTTTGCGTTGTCCATGTGCCATTAGCCATGTTCCTTCACTCCTCTTTGGATAAATGATTGTACCGCCTGTCGGGCCAAGGCTTCCGTATATCCAGCCCCGTCCGCCAGCACCACTTGCAGAATGTCCTTTTCCACGCCGCTAAAGCGTTTGGATGCCAAAAACTGCGCTTTGGAAAAGGTGCGCTCCATAGGCGTTTCCTGATGGTCCGCTTTCTTTTTAATCCCCATGTTTGACCTTCTCCTCCTGCCGGAGTGTTCTCATCTTCACCGCTTCGCCGGCCGGCGCCCAAACGAAGTGCGTGAACGTCAGGTACAGATGCAGCGTCCCGTCGTCCTTCCATTCGGTGCGGATTTCCGCGCCCGGCGACGGTCCGTCGTCCGTCGAAGCGACCGCAAACAGCTCGTAGAGCTGCTCCGCCACCTCATTAGCGGATTGCCGGCCGTGTTCCGCGGGAGGGTAGAACTGAACGTCGAGCGAATACGTTCGCTTGAACCGGCGGTTCAACTCCCGGGCCTGTTCCGACTTCAGCAGCTGCACAAAAAAGCACGGTGCCGGTAAACCTTCCGGCCCGCGCTCCGTGTGAACGGTCAGCTCAGGAAACCTCGCCGTGAGCCTATCGGCCACGCTTTGCACCACTTCATTTAAAGTAGACTGCGACAACTCCTCACCTGCCTTCGTGTAACGCTTGATTTTTCCCGTCATAGTCCTGGGTGACTCGCGCCTTGCCCTCAT